TATATAAATGGTTAAAAATAGTAAATATAGTATGAAATAATAATCAATATAGTTGTTTTAAATTCTCAATATAGTATCTTTGCAACATCAACAACGACTTCAACAGCAAAGATGCGAAGTTTGAGTGAGATTACCAAATTATTTACATACCTAAAAAGGAGTAAGACAATGAAAAAAAGAGATTATGAATTGGTAAAGAATGGCAAGTATAACAGAAGAGCAATTATGCAGAGAGCTTATGTATATATGCGTAATTACAATTACTCTCTTTCAAGCGCCTTAAAAACGGCTTGGTGTGATGCTCATCTGAAAATGGATGAATATAAAGTACAGATTGCTCCTAAGTATCAAGATTACCCGAAATCGGCTAATAATTTCAGACAGGCTATGATTGATTTGAATCCCACTTTAAGAAGCTACGATAGCTCTTGGAGATAATATAAACAAAGCTGCAGAAAAGGTCAGTGCTATACCGGTGACAAAAGCCGCGAGGGTTCGTAATGGCAAACGAACACTTTACCCTTCACCGGGCAGCTTTCCCAAATGCTAAACTTAAAATGAAAACAGATATGTTACAACAAGAATTTGAAGAGAGAACAGGATTAAAGTTATCGGCTGACGGTTATGCCGAGGTTGAGGAATGCTACATGAATACAGACCTTGATAAAGACATGTTTTGTAAACTATGGATGGAAAACCCCTCTGCGTTGAAAGAGATTGAAAAGAAAACGGTGTTGGCTCGTGAACTTTACGAGGAACGTAAATGCCTTTCTAACTTCTTGATAGACCAAACCGAAAAATGGTCAGCGTCAGACCTTAGAGAAAAAGCAATAACCATGATTGGTGAGCGTGAATACCTCAGAAGAAAGATTACTAAAGGCTATAATCTTTGGGAAGCGGATAAAGAGTTGCTTTTGGATATTCTGAAAAAGTAGAAATAATCTTCGTCCGGTCGTTGAGCCTACCCTTTGATGGGAGACGGAGAACAAGATGGAGTGATTGCCCTAAGCAGTCTATTCGGAAGAATCCGCGTCCAGTAGGTTTGAAACCACATTATAAAAAGGGGCGAGTAAAACGGTGGTGTGTACTTTTAGGGGAAGCCGCTATCAAGGGTCGAAGCAAGCAGCTATGGAGCAGAGGCAAGCAGCCTGGGAAATAAGAAGCCGACATGCCCCGAACGGTTATGCAGTGAAGTATAGTAGCTGATAACTCCGTTGAGAAGAGCAGAGAGAGCTTATCGGGGCACGAATATTAAAAATATAAGAATATGGACTATAAGGAAATAAACAATTTAACAGGTAAAATAAGTAAGATAGAATCCTTATTGGAACATTCCTCTCAAATAGAGATGATTGCTACAATTCCGAATGCAGGTTATGGAGCGTCTATATATGATGCTTCGGAACCGACAATAATAACGGTGAAGTTGGAAAAGGACGAAGCTGAATTTCTTCTAAATGAGTATCAAAAACTTATAGAACAGAAAGTGGATAGTGTGATAAAAGTGAATAAAAAGACGAATTTATGAAAGCAATTATAGAAAAGCAAGTAAGCATACTTCCTGCAAATAGCGGATTTGTCAGCAAGAGCGATATCAATGTAGCTCCTTATGTATTAACTATCAGGTTGTTTTCAATTCCGATATACAGAAAAGAGGTGAATGCCTCAAAATGGATAAGTCTTACTTCATTAAAAGAAACTCCTTACAATAGTATATGCAACCAATGCGATGATAAACAGCAGGAATGAAACATACGAGCCTTTTTCGCAAAATACGAAAATCCTTCTTCTTGGTATGCTTTCATATACGTAAGCTTGACCGTGCGGTAATTCCCCATTATGATATTTTCTTAGGTATTCCCGATAGGTGCGCACAGCTTGATTGCTCAACACTCTATTCTCGTATAGAGATATTCCAGAGAAAAGGATACAGAGTGCATTTACGCATATTGCAGTCACAAGGAGAACCTTGTTGCAAAGACTGTCCTCTGAAGGACTGCTTAAAGAAATGATTACCGCAAAGGTGGTTGAGGCTACCATTAAAAGCGTTGTTTGTATTTTGAATACCCATTCGGTTTGTTCATCCAGAGAACGCATATATAACCTAATTAGATTTCTTTCCCAACTCATACTTACTTAATTTTTTGATTTGATACTCCAAAGTTAAGTAAATCTCCCGAATAAAGCGTGATGCTGCCAATCGAATTGGTTCGGGAGAACTCAAATATTAATCATTAAAATTTTATAGCAATGAAAAAGAAAATAATCACAGAAAACTACACGCCGGCTTTGAGAGATATGGAAGTAGGAGATATTCTTACTTTCCCGGTGAAAGCTTACAATTCTATCAAAGGTACATTGATTCCCCGATTGAGATTGGAACTTTGCGTAGAAGATGCAGATTGGAAAGTAGGAGACATTGATAAGAAAAAAGGTCTTTTTGATGTAGAAAGGGTTGCGTGATGGTTTCCCTTTCTCCGGCGGAAATGCTTGTTGCAAATGAGTATTGCAAGGGACTTGCTGACAAAGAAGTGGCCGACAATCTGAGTAAGTCAGTTTGGACTATCAAGACACAGAAGCGGACTATCTATCGAAAGTTAGGCATATCCAAAGATACTGAATTGCTTCTGTATATGATTTGCGACAGGCTGAAACGCAATTTCGATTTGAATGAGTTACGGAAGCATGGACTTGAGTTTTTATTCTCCATTCTTTTCATAGTAATGCAAATAACTTGTAATGATATTGATATGCGGAGAATGAAAACGCCCTCACGAGTGCGGACTACAATGCGCTATATAAGAGTAGGGGGACGGAGTAATAATAATTTTAATTTTTTGGCAGCATGATATATGAGGTAAACGGTGATTTACGCAGTTCTATGTTGATTGATGGGACAGCGGAGGCAAGGTTGGCAGATATACTTACCATCATGGATAAGCGTACATTTCCTAAGAGGGAATCAGAAAGAATAGTAGGTGGCCCGGGGAGATTGAAAACTTTGGTAAGTTCTCGAAGAGTGAGAGTTGAGTACAAACCTAATGGGAGAAGTTATTACAATGCTTCAGATGTATTGAGTTTTGCAAAAGTAAGAAAAGGAAGAAACCATGAAACGAATAATTCTCAACGTGCTATTGCTTAATATATTGGCTTTGCCTTGTTTGGCAATGTTCAATGATGCTGATCCGGTAACAGGGGAGTGGAACTATACTATTAATCTTTTTGGTATAGTGTATTCTGTTTGGTTCTATCACAATGTATTAAAGAAGATAATAAAGATATGAACCTCAGCGGAGGAAGTGTTTTACACAAAACTTGTTTAGTTAGATTGCTGTCTGCATGGTCTGTGAAGATATAGCAGACAGAAACGGGTAATTAGCTCAGTCAGGTAGAGCGGTACATGATTATTTAATGTTGGTAATTTGTCATGGTATTATTTAAAGGTTTCATTCATGTACAGGTCGTGGTGTTCAAGTCCCACATTACCTACAAGTTTTTTTATGTTTAACCAATAATGCCGACGAAAAGGACGTCGTAGGGAGAATGCCCCTATTTGAGTTTTATACTTTAAACTATCTTGTTAACTACCCTTCCCGGTGTGGCCTGGCCGCCTATCCGGGAGCAATGCCCAAGCGAGAGCAGATATAGTTTAGTATTTTTATTTGGTTGTGCTGAGGTGTTCTGTCTGTGAAGATAGTACACCTTTTTCTTATTCGGGAGTTCGGTGTAATGGCTAACACACCTCATTCGAGGAGACTGGCGGTTCGAGTCCGCCAACTTCCACGATATTTTTTTTATTAACCACATAAATTTTATCATTATGAGTTTGATTAAGAAACCTAACGAGCTGACCGTTAAGACTACATTGTCAGCACTGATTTACGGACAACCGGGTATGGGTAAAACGACATTGGCATTATCAGCCCCGAACCCTGTGCTGTTTGATTATGACGGTGGTATTCATCGCGTCAATGCGGCTCATCGCGTACCCACTGTCCAAATTACAAGCTGGGATGAAACGAACCAAGTACTTGCTTCCGAGGAAATTCAGGAGTTCGACACAATTGTGATTGACACTGCCGGAAAGATGCTCTCTTTCATGGATAAGGCTATCATGGCAGCCAACCCGAAAATGAAGAAGGCTGATGGTACTCTTTCCTTGCAGGGCTATGGGGTACGAAAGAATATGTTCATCAGCTTTGTAAATCAAGTTACCCTCATGGGTAAGTCTGTTATCTTCGTTGCTCATGAACGGGAAGAGAAAGTCGGTGATGAAAAACAGATACGCCCGGAGATTGGCGGCTCATCTGCCGGCGACCTGATTAAGGAGCTGGATTTGGTCGGTTATATGGAAGCCATTGGCAAGGATAGAACAATTTCCTTTGACCCATGCGAGAAGTTCTATGGTAAGAATACTTGTAATCTTTCTTCACGTATAAAGATACCTGTTATCATTGATGCGTCTGGTACTGTTACGGGAAAGAATGATTTTATGACGAACATCATTAATACTTACAAGGAATATCAAACGAAGCAAACTGAGTTGTCTTCCGAATATGATAAGCTTCTTGAAGTTATTCGTGATATGGTGGAGCAGGTGACTGATATGCAGTCGGCTAATGAGGTACGGAATTCTATTGTGGGGATAGAGCATATCTTTGATACTAAGGTACGGGCCGGTATGATGCTTAATGAGAAATGTAAGCAACTCGGGTTGAAATTTAATAAACTCAGCAAGAAGTATGAACCAGCTGCCTAAATATAGATTTTACCCGTCGCTGCTCGATAAGTTCGAGCAGTATCTGCGGGCGGATGAACAGGTTGAAAGTTTTTGGAATGTCGACAATGAAACGGGGGAATACAAGAAAAGCCCCGAAGAGATTGAGGCGGAGCTCAAGCAAACTCTGCTTGATGCGATAAACCGCGTTCCATTTGAGAGTGAAGCGGCTGATAAAGGAACGGCATTCAATGCTATTATAGACTGTTATATCCATAGGAAAAAGCATATTCCAAATGAACGAGAACCATATACCATTATCGGTGATGAAGAAACCAACATTATCCAAGTTGATTTTCCGGCTACGGATATAGCGCCTGCCCGTCATTTCTTGTTTGACCGAGCATGGTGTATCGAGCAGTCGAGATATTTTGCCGGTGCATTGTCTCAGGTCTTTGTCTCTGCCATTATCTCCACCCGTTACGGTGATGTGGAACTTTACGGGTTTATAGACGAACTTCTCCGAGATACTGTCTATGACATCAAATCAACATCCAAATATGATTTCGGTAAATATGAACATGGCTGGCAGCGGCATGTATATCCTTACTGCCTGATTGCTTCCGGTCAAATGGAGAGTGTGAAAGCTTTTGAGTACACTGCTTATCAGTTGAAGGGCGGTACGAGTCGTACACCGCTAATCAGCGGAACGCAATATCCGGAATACTACACCTATAACCATGAACAGACGGTTAAACTGTTGACCGCTCATTGTGAGCATTTCATAGAATTTCTGGAAGTAAATCGGGAGTTTATTACGGATAAGAAAATATTTGGGTTAGAGTAATGGCACAGGAAGCAATTCTTGAAAAGGTTAACGGCGAGGTACACATAAGCAAATCCTTTGATTTCATGTGTTCCCAGCTTCGTAATGGTCGGTATCGCGTAAAAATCGAACGGTTCACAGAGCCTCGTACACTATCGCAAAATGCGCTCATGTGGCTTTGGTTTACTTGCATCGAGCAGGAAACCGGAACGGATAAGCAGGATATACACGATTACTACTGCAACCTATTTCTGAGGAGAACTTCCTATATCAAAGGCAAAGAAACGGTTGTTGCTGGAAGCACATCGAAACTCAATACAGTGCAGATGACAGACTTTTTGAATAAAGTCCAGGCTGATGCCGCTGCCGAACTGGGAATAACACTCCCTCTTCCGGCTGACCGTTACTATAACGAATTTATCAACGAATATCAAGACAGGAGATAAAAATGAATATCACAAAAGCAAAAATAACGAAAGACAACACGCTTGTTGCCACTTTTAAGAACGAGAATGAGGATAATGTAACCGTTGAGGGAAAGAATCTTATCCATAAGGATTTACGTGCTGCATTTGATGAACTTATCCCTCACCTTGCTTTCCTCTGCGAACAAAAGGAAGCTGACGGCAAAGATTCCATAGATGAATTGCCGGAAGAAATCTTTTCAACATTTGAGGTTACCGGTTATACAATTGGTGGTTCCGATGATAATATCGGGATTACTTTAGTCGGTAAACGTTTCTTAAAAAGTAAAAAGGTGCTCAATCTCATTGCACCGTTTACCATGTTCAACAATGAGAACGAGGAATACGAACACGCCTTTGAGTTGCAGCAAGCCATTGATGCTTGTAATTATGAAGTAGAACAGTATCTGACCGCAAAGAAATGGGCAGTAGTTCAGCAGGAACTTCCATTTGATGAAAGTACCCCGACTGATATAGGGGCTGACCCAGTGGGGGACGCTACTTTTGAGGAGGAAGCTAACGAGTTCCTCAAACAAGTGGCGGAACAGACCGGTACTACTTTGATTGTGGACGGTAAGAAAGTGAAACCGCGTCATTCACGTACTAAGAAAGTCAAAGAAACGGCAGCTTAATTATGGCAGCACCTTTTTGTATCACCAAATATCCAGACGGCTTCAAACTTAAATTCATGTATCATCCGATGCTGATAAAATGTGTGAAGAACATTCCGTCAGTCAAGGCCAATGCAAAGAGAGCTTACCTCTTTAATGAAAAAGCCTGGTGGGTTGACCTTGCCGATGAATGGTATGTCAACACCATGGCGAATTGGGCGGTGCAATATGGTTATTGCGGATCAGTACAGCGGTTGGAGCAAAGAAAAGCTGATATAAGTTTTGAGATTGCTCCAATGCCGCAATTGGCCGTACCTCATGGGCTACTTCTTGAACCATACGATTATCAGAAAGAGGGTATCGCTTATGCATTAGAACATAAACGGTGCATCTTCGGTGACCAGCCGGGACTTGGTAAGACATTACAGGCGATAGGTACGGTAACAATAGCGCAATCTTATCCATGTCTTGTAGTATGTCCGGCTGCATTGAAAATAAACTGGCAACGTGAGTTCAAGAAGTTTGCCGGGAAACAGGCTCTTATACTTGATGATAAGAATAAAAATACGTGGCAACGCTTCATTGAAACCAAGTGCTGTGATATTTTCATCACTAATTATGAGTCGCTGAAAAAGTTCTTCGTATTGGATGTGAAGAATGATACGCGGTTTACGCTGAAGTCAATCATTTTTGATCCTCGCATAACGCTTTTCAAATCGGTCATTATTGATGAGTCTCATAAATGTAAGTCTACTAAGACCCAGCAAAGTAAGTTTGTTGAGGGCATCTGCAAAGGTAAGGATTTCATTCTTGAGTTGACAGGAACTCCGGTAGTGAATGATAATACTGACCTTATACAACAACTTAAGATAATGGGACGTTTGGAAGATTTCGGTGGGTATAAGACATTTACCGAGCGCTTTTGTAACGGACCGAAGAAAGCATCTAATCTGAAAGAATTAAACTGGCGCCTTTGGAATACCTGCTTTTTCCGACGGGAGAAGGCAAAGGTGTTGACCCAACTTCCGGATAAGACACGCCAGTATATCGAGATGGATATCACTACGCGGTTGGAATATGAGAAAGCAGAAAGCGACCTTATTCAATATCTGCGTGTTTATAAGAATGCGGACGACGAGAAGATTGCCAAGTCCATGCGCGGCGAGGTAATGGTAAGGATGGGTATATTGAAAGCTATTTCCGCTCGTGGAAAAATCAAGGCGGCTGCCGAATTTATCCATGACGTTATCGATGGGGGAGAGAAACTGATAGTATTTGCTTATCTGAAAGAGGTAGTAATGGAACTGAAAAAGATGTTTCCCAAAGCAGTAACGGTTACTGGTGAAGATAATGCTACCCGGAAACAGATAGCTGTAGATGCTTTTCAAAACAATCCGGATTGTACACTTATCATTCTGAACTACAAATCGGGTGGTACGGGGCTTACTTTGACCGCTTCCAGTCGTGTGGCCTTTATTGAGTTCCCATGGACGTTCAGCGATTGCGAACAGGCTGAAGACCGGGCACATCGTAACGGACAGAAAAATAACGTTAACAGTTACTACTTCCTTGGTAAAAATACCATTGATGAATATATGTATGATGTCATTCAGCGGAAGAAGGGTATAGCTAACGGAGTTACCGGAACTGATGATGTAGTAAAGGAGAATGTAGTAGATATGGCTATGGACTTATTCAAAGGTAGATTATGAGAAAGAAACAAACTACACCACAATCAGAAAGCCAGATACAGCATAGCTGCCTGACTTGGTTCCGGCATCAATATCCGTTTTTGAGTCGCATGCTGTTCGCTGTTCCTAACGGTGGGAAACGCGATGCCCGTACCGGTGCGCAAATGAAATACGAAGGTGTTTTACGCGGCGTTGCCGATTTGATACTTCTTGTCCCTAAGAAAGGTTTTGCGTCTCTCTGTATAGAAATGAAAACTCCGATGGGGAAACAGAGAGAGGAACAAATTGAATGGCAGAGAGAAGCGGAAAAGTATCGAAATAAATACGTTATCTGCCGTTCTCTTCAAGATTTTATGAACGAGGTTAATTCCTATCTACGATGAATTATATTGAATTAGTCAATAACTTTTGGACTGTGAGGCGTATTAGACCGATGACAAGTTACGAGGCAGATTTTTATTTCTATTTGCTGAAAGAATGTAACTCGAGAAACTGGACTAATCCGTTCGAATTGCCGTCGAGGAATGTGGAGCTTGAACTCGGCATCTCTCGCAAAACAATTTGTGACCTGCGCAACAAACTCCAGCAAAAAGGATTGATTTCTTTCAAAGAAGGGAATAAACGGGCAAACGGAGCTTTTTATCAGATACTTTATGTTTCTGACGGTAACAAAAATGGTAACGAAAGTGGTAACGTAAATGGTAACATAAACGGTAACGTAAATGGTAACCCTTTATATAAACAGAAACATAAACAGAAACTTATGGGGGAAAATAACTCTGGCGAGTTATTCCCACCGGAGCCACCACCGAAAAAGAAGCTGCTTAAAACCAAAGTAGAGTTTATACCACCGACCGTCGAAGAAGTGAAAGAGTATTTTCGGGGCAAACTTCCTGACTGGGAATTGCAAGCGGATATTTTCTACAATCATTTCTCCGGGCTTGGTTGGAAAACGGCTACAGGTGCCAAGGTTGAACGTTGGGACAGCCGGGCCAATCTTTGGATAATCGAAAAAAAACAGCAAGGCAATGGAAAAACAGAAACCCAAGGACAAAACGGTCGGGATGCTGATAAGGCAGCAAAGGCAAGAAACCTCATTGCGGAGTACGCGGCCATCGAGCAGGGATGTGATGTTGTCGGCCATCAAGCAGAGATACCCGACCTTTAGCCAAGCCTCTGCCGCATATTCGACATCGCTCCAGCCGATACTTCTTGCCGACCTTGATAAAGCATACAGCGAGAAGTCTCCCACGTTGTCAGACCTTGAACGGATGTACGGTGACGGCTCCTCGGTTTTGTGGGCAAAGACGCAGCTACTGACTATTGATTTTGCCTCTGTCACGAAAGAGAGTGCCGATGAAAATGCTTTGAACGAGTTCTCAAACCTGTTTGTAAGGCAGTATCACTACATCAAGTTGACCGAATTCATTCTATTTGTCGCCCGATTCAAGTTGGGCAGATACGGTAAATTCTACGGCTATTTCGACACGATAACCATTGGCGAGGCTTTCCGTAAGTTCCTCAAAGAGCGGTCGGATGAGTTGGATATAATCATCCGGAAACGTAATAACCAGGCGCAGGAGCAGCGGCAAGTACCTGTGGAACGGAATCACCAACCACCCGACGACTTACGGGCAAAACTCAAATTAAGATGAAAGACATAAAACTGATAGCGACTATTCTGTCAATTCTGACAGCGTATGCCGCTTTTTATTTTGTCTGCTACTGGATAGCGGACTATTGTTTAAGAACTTATTTGTAACGCAATTATGGAAAACAAAACTTTCAAAGAAGCTATCAAGAGTTATCTTGATGAACGTGCCGGGACTGACGAACTGTTCGCTAAGTCCTACGCAAAAGAAAACAAGAATCTGGACGAGTGTTGTTCTTACATCATGGGTGAAGCCAGAAAGCGCGGAAATGCCGTCGCTATGTCCGACACTGAAGTATTTGGTCTGGCCGTACACTATTACGATGAGGACGACATCAAAGTCAACAAACTACCTGCCGCCGCAAGAGCTGTAGCTTCCGCTTCATCCCAATCGGTTAAGCTGACCGAGGAAGATAAAAAAAGAGCTCGTGAGGAAGCGATTAAACGTCTTACCGAAGAGCAATATGTTTTGCTCAAGAAAAAGCCGTTACGAGGAAAGAAAGAGGCAATGGAAGTTCAACAGATGTCATTGTTCTAAGCCATGAGACCGCGTACTAAATTACAAAAGGAAGTTGCCGAGCTGAGTGCAAAATTGGGTGAAATATCTGATTCTCCCAAAGAGTGGGCCAAAGAACATCTGTTTGCTCATACGGCACATAAATGCAAGGATGAACTTTGGTGTTCGGAATGTGGGAAAATATGGATAAACACCGATAATAGCGAATTGAGCATTATCCTTTTGGGTGATAAGACCGAATGCCCTTATTGTCACCACAAGCTGGACGTAAAGGTAAGTCGGAAATGCCAGAATGAAGAGGAAATCTACATGGATATACTACAGGTTGTAGGTAACTTCCAAGTGATACGCCATATCCTGTGCTGCAAGTATTCTTGCAAAAGTGGTTTTCGTGAGCATCTGACATCAAATCCTTATTACAGTTTTTTTGAGACTGTTCAGGAATGGATTACAGTTAATGGCAAACGTACCATTATCGCCAGACCTATGAATATGGGTGGCAATGGATGGTTGTATGGTAGGCCTTTGAGTATAAAGAACGAATACGGTAGTGGTTATTACAGTTATGGTGATGTGTATTCTATACATGGATGGTTATATCGTAAGATAGAGGTTCTCCCGGAGTTGAAGAAACGTGGTATAGGCCGGAATTTTCCTGATGTCAATCCGTCGAGGCTTATACGATCGCTCTTAACCGGTAACAATGATGCCGAACTCTGTTTGAAAACAAAGCAGATGGCAATGCTTAAACACATGGCTAAGGAAGGGTATTATCAGCTTCGGTACAAGCCATCTTTCAATATCTGTAACCGTAATCACTACATCATCAAGGATGCCAGTATGTGGAATGATTACATTGACCTGCTGCTCTATTTCAAGAAAGACGTACGTAACGCCAAATATATATGTCCCAAGAATCTGAAAGTCGAGCATGATTTGCTGATGAATAAGAAAAGGAGCATTGAAGCAAAGTTTCGCAGAGATAGGGAAAGGATGGCGGCAATCCGTCTTGAAAAAGAACGTAGAGAAAGTATTATTCAGTTCTACAAGAGAATGGAGAAGTTCTTCGGTTTGGAGATAACGGACGGAAATATAACTATCCGTCCATTGGAAAGTATAACCCAGTTCTACCAAGAGGGGAAAGCAATGCACCATTGCGTATATACAAATGGGTATTACAAGCGTAATGATTGCCTTATCCTTTCGGCCCGCATCGGGGAAAAACGTATCGAGACAATAGAACTGTCCTTAAAAACTCTTGAAATAGTTCAATCGCGTGGTGCATGTAACCAGAATACAGAATACCATGAGCGTATCATAGGGCTTGTTAAAAAGAATATTGGTCTAATCCGTAATAAATTATCAGCATGAAACATATCATCCGAAAAATAGAATACATCACCGGCGATAATCGTCGGTGTGAGAAAGTAGTCATTGAAACAAACGACATCGAGACTGAGAGAAAGCGGTTGTATGCTGAGTACCCCTGTGATGTGATATACTTTACTTATGAGACAATAGAATAGATAGTACAATGAAAGATTATATCGAGTTTCTGAAAGACAAGATGGCCATCAGTCATCAATCAGGATTTGAGGTGTCGGCAGAGGAACTGACACCTTTTCTTTATCCTCACGTGAAAGATACTGTTCGTTGGGCGATATCCGGCGGTTGCCGGGCAATATTTTCCAGCTTTGGTATGCAAAAGACCGTAACCCAGTTGGAGATACTTCGGGTAGTCCTGAAACACAAAGGCGGCAAAGGACTGATAGTTTGTCCCAAGCGTGTAGTGGTCGAGTTCCTTACACAAGCGGAACAACATCTGCATATGAAAGTTACTTATGTCAGAACTATGGCTGATGTGATGATATGCCCGACTGACATTATGGTTACAAATTACGAGCGTGTGCGTGACGGTGAAGATGGGGTGAGAATAGAACCTTCCTATTTCACTGTAACATCATTGGATGAAGCGAGCGTACTGCGTGGTTTCGGTACTAAGACATATCAGGAGTTCCTTCCCTTATTTGCAGAGGTACCGTACAGGTTTGTTGCCACTGCTACGCCATCGCCCAACAGGTACAAGGAGCTGATACATTATGCCG